GAAACCGAGAGAGGCTTCGGCTTGGTGCACATTCACGCCAGACACTATCCTTACATCGAACAGCCCCAGGACGCGATTGACACGATTTGCCCAGTCATTGCCGAAATGGTCACGGCGGGGTCGACCATTCATAGCGATGTCTATTACCAAGACAGGGTAGTGGTGGTCCGCAGACCGGAGAGGTTGCTTGTGCTGGGTCAACGAACGTTCCAGCGCAAGACGTTCTACTCCGTCATCACCTACTTCAAGGGCCACAACAAAAACAAAGGCCCCGTGATCGGGGCCTTTAGATGAACCAAGCTCAAGAGTAGTCGAATGTTCGCCTTTAGTTTGTGTGCGTAGCCACCTACGCAGTTCGTTCAGGCTCAGGACCGAAGTCCACTACTAATCAGGCGTTACCAGTTTCGCCCGCTGCCAAGAGTGCGTCGGAGCCAATGACTGGGGTTGCTCCGGCCTCAACTTCGTTGCAGTGCTCGATTCGAAGTCAATGATACTCAAATTTGAGTGTTTTGTCACTGCTGAACAGTGTCACGACTGAGACAGGTGGCTCCCACCAACATCTCAAAGTCCATTGCTATGCAAGCCTGTCAGGCGAAGTGGTTGCTTTCGTTGACGCAAATGCCTAGAGTCTCTCATTGTTACAAAGGACAATGGAGGCTCTATGAGCAACTTTTCAGCCGAGTTGGCGGCTCTCTCAGGGCAGAACGCATCTATAGCCGAGCCTTGGGAAGCGAACAAAGAAGAGGGCTACGCCAAGGTCCAAGATCAGATCCGGCACTACGCTGGGTTAACGCAATCGTCGATCGTCATTATCGGTTTGGACCGGAACGCAGTCAGGCAGAGCGACTACTTGATAGGCAAGTTGGCCGTGGAGGGGCTGAGGATGGATCGAACCACTTTCAACGGCCGAATCTATCTGTTTGCACAGTGGGCTGGGAATGAACTTCCCTTCGACCGAAACCATCCGCCGGCACCGGCATTCAACATCTCCCAGAGCTGGGAAATTACCCCTTCCTGAAGCGTAGTCGGCTGTTCATGAAGCGGTCTACTGTAAAAGGTAGGCCGTTTTTACTTAAGTGTTTGATTTTAAAGGATAATTTACGAATTTAAGATCTCCTTCATAAGTCTTGGAACTCGGTCCTAACTCAGCCAGGCATAAGAGTCAGCACTCAATGCAAGATCAACCCGGAAAACAAGCTCGGCAACCGGTCAAAATCGACGCACAAGCTCACCTCCGAGCACGAAGCTACCGAGATAGCATCAGCGCCCCAAACGGCTCAAAAGCCGTTTAAATCGGTCGACCCAAAGACACACACAAAACTCCCCACCACAAGCCCAAGTTCCGGTCTGCAAACTGACTTCATCGACAACAGAAAGAGTGCACGATGAAAACCAGATTCACGGAACAGACAGGCATCGAGATCCGCCGCAGCCACGAGAACCGGTGGAGGCACGTAGAGGTAGCTCGCGGCAAAGAAGCCTACGTAGGCCCTGACTACCACACCAAACAAGAGCTTCTACGGGATCATGAAGCCTACCTGCGCCGTGCAGGCTGGTTAAGGGATTGAGTCATGAAGATCAAGACCGAGCCGCTACCAGGCAATTTCCACGTCAGATTCCTTCCCGCTGAAATCAGCGACACCGGCTGCCCGGAAGTCACGATCAAGGCAACCGATCGCGAAGGCGAGTATCAGGTCGCGGAGATCAACCCGTTCTACGCCGGCACGGAACCAGCGATACAGACGGCCAGGCTCTTTTCAGCAAGCAAGGACATGCTGGAGGCAATGAACCAGGCCATTGAGCTGATACGCCAGGCACAGCACAAGAGGCTACTGACTGCAGAGGAGATCCAGATCATGAACGCCATGACGCTGATCAGAAGGAAGGCGCTTTACGGGTAGACCGGAGCCAGGCTATGAAGACCATCATCTACGATAAGACCTTCCTGTCAGGTAATTTGAAGGGCATCACGGTAAGGAACCAGACCGTTCAATACCCGGACGGAAGCGTTCCTCGTGTCATCGACTTCCCGTCGAAAACTCAAGGACAACCGGCGAAAGATACGATCACCAATGCCGCCTACGTGGTTTCAAACGTTCGCGTGTCCGATGAGTAGACGAGGGGGGCGGTTGGAGAGGGATCAGGAGGGGATAGACGAGAGTAGGAAAGGAAGACGAAAGGACGGAGAAGAGAAAGCGGACGCGCAGAAGCAGAAGCGAGGCCTTTGGCCGAGCGGATGTATTCAAGAGCTTTTTCACCCACGCCTCCCTCCCACGCTTACATCACCACACCCCACCCCCTACTTGCAAGATAAGTAAAAACTTACTATATTCATGCCCAAATGGTTGCTGTAGTGGCCGCACAGGCGGGACGAGTCCCAAGAGCCGGTCCTACAGGAGATGCTTTCTTTTGGGGCTTGTCTTTGCTGGTTGGGTTGACTTACACGGAAGCGGTAAGGCAGCTCTGAAGCGGGGATAAGCTCCCTCTTGTCCCACCGTGAAAAATACACAGGCATTCATCGTCTGTCTACGGGGGGGTAAGGGGGGGCTTATCTTTCTCTTTAGGGTTCCTTACCGGAAGCATCCCAAACAGTAAAAACTTAAATTGCCCTCATTGCGTCCAGAGTTTTTGCGTTCGGCGCACCGCCTGCATACCGAGGCCAAGGGAACTTGGTAGGGAACTTACAAGGAGAACTGCAGGCAGTCCCCAAGGCCAGGCCAAGGCCACCAAGGAAAGTCCCCAAGGCCAGTTCACGTTCCCACTGTAAGTGTCCGCATAACACCCACGACCCGGCGTTCACACTGCAAGCTCGATCAACAGCACAAGCAAGCGACCATGCGAACCGCTCAACGTAAGACCCGTCGTCACTATTCCCTGAACCACAAGCTCGCCATTGTCATCGACAGCTATCACGCGACCGGCACGCTCAAGGAGTTCGCACAGCAGCGAGGAATCCCGGTCGGCACGCTTTACAAGTGGAGGGGAGAGACGACGCAGCAGGTTCTGATGCAGGAGACGACACTTCCGACCGCCCCCATGGTTCCCAAAGCGCAGCTGGAAGAGGCTAACACCCGGATCCGGGACCTGGAGCGGGTGCTTGGGCAGAAAGTGATGGAAATCGAGCGCCTGAACCGGCACGGACGCAGGCGGTAAGGAAGGAGGGCAGGCAACTGCCCTTTGTTCTTCCCTGTAAGAGGCCTAGGAATTGTCGGAAGTGGGATTTCAAAGCCAATTCTAAGCACAAAAACAATGGAAAGTGGGAAACGTCATTCGAAATTCCCGAGGGTGGTGGGAAATTTTCCCCAAAACAGGCCAAAAAGCTCCAAGGCCGCCCTCCGAGGCCGCTTCATAGGCCGGATTTGCTCTCCAGCCATTGTCCACCAGCGGCTCTTCAAACTGGCTTCATCGACAACGACACACGAGAGCAAGCATGCAGACCACATATCGCTTTTACGAAGATCCCGGACACGGCTGGTTGGCGGTCAAGCGCAGTGAGTTGAGTCGGCTTGGCCTGACTGACAAGATCAGTAGCTACTCCTACCAGCGGGGCGAGGTCGTCTACCTGAAGGAGGACTGCGATGCCGGGCTGTTTCTGAACGCCAAGAGGCTTAAAGGGGAGGAAGTTCGAATCCGGGACAACCATACCAACCGACGCTCCCGGATCCGCAGCTACAGCTCCTATAGCCCAGCGGAGGGCCGGCCATGAAAAGCAAGATTAAGGCGTTTTTCTGGGGCATGAGGGAGTTTCGCAACGACTGGGTGGTGGATCCCGGGCGGGACTTGATTCGCAGCTATGACGCCGGCAGAGGGCTTGCCAGGTTGATGTTCACAAGGAGATAGGCATGGAACAACTGATCGACCACATGAAGGCGTGCGGGTGGGAGGAAGTCGCCCCCGGGATCATCACTCACGAGAACATCGACCTTTCCTTTGGCACCTGGGAAGAGGCGATCAAGGGGTGTATCGAAGTGGCAAGCGCGGTTTGAATGACAGGTATGGACGACATCATCGCCTACATGAAGCATCACGGCTGGAGGGAAGAGGGCCGGCATGTCCGCGGCCCAAAGGGAGAGATCCAGCTCGACTGGGTGGACGCCATCAAATACGTCCTTTTCTGCGGGTTTGAGGCGGAAAAACAAGAAACGTAACACCAGGCCGGCTTGGACCGGCTTTTCCCGCTTCCAATCCTGGCCTTGGATGTGTTCGGCGGGGCTCCTGCATGACAAGGCCAAGGACTTGGCGCCGGCCCGCGTAGGTAGAGAAATACTTTCCAAATGGCCTGAAAAGTCTCCTTGGCCAGGTTTGTAGGGCACGTATAAGCGTCCAGCCACGTTCCTGGACGCGATCATCAAACTACAAGCTCACACACAACATGAGTGCGAGCACATGAACACGACGCAAATCGAGCAACATTTTCCGGGTCTTCTATGCGAGATCGAGCACGACACAAGTGGAGACCGGATTCGACTCAAAATGCGCAACGGCACCGTTATCGTGATCGCACCGGACAACGATGCAATGTTCTTCTTCCGATCCGAAGAGCATGAGCGCGCGATTGAATCCAAGCCCGACATCATGATGCTCGTCGATCTCGGTGCGGATGCCGGTTCGGACGAAACCATCATCGTCAACAACCCCGACATCAAGATCGAACGGGTGTGAGGATGCTTGCGGAACGTCAGTTCCGCATCCTTACCTGTCCCAAGGCCACCAAGGACCGGTCTTCCTTTCCCAGGCCAAGGAGACCTTCTTTTGTCCTGCGGCCACCGCAGTTCTTCCTGCACACCACGCACATACTGAATCCGTGACGTAAACGCGATACCAGACGCACGAGAACGGCGTTTAAGCGGTTTTTATGCGTGCTGTGTTTAGTAAATATTTACATAAATTCAGCTGTTGGAGCCGTCTATGGACCTCGTCATCGTCCTGGTGCTGTTTGTGTGTGCTGTGGGGATGTTCTGGTATGCCGGACACGTCCTGATCGACTTTCTGGCCTGGGTGTTTGAGACCCGTCATCGCCGGCATCTGTCCCGCATGCCTGACCGCATCCAAAGCCTGCGCTCTGACCGCTGAAACCCGACTACAGAAGAACAAGGAGAACCGCCATGCACCTGCAGCCCTTCATCGATACCAGCCTGCCTGTTGCCCCGTCCATGCCGCCGGAACGGCCACCCAAGCGCAGCCGGTATATCCATGATCTCGACGAGATGGAAGCGATGCAGGAGGAAGCCGAGCTCAAGCTGCTGCGTAGGGTGTATGGACGCCCGGAAAGAGGAAGCCGGCAGGCAGATGACTACTGAATCCAAGAAACCGCTTTACAGCCCGCTGGAAGCGTTTTCTTTGGCCCTGGAGAGGCCAAGGAGGGGAAGGGGATCCAAAGGGGCGTGTAGGGGCTGTAATGCGGTCCCCAAGGGCGTTACGAGTCCTTGGCCAGGTTCTTGGCGGGTGGATGAGGAATTTGGTGTTCGGCGGGCATCCTGGAAAGGCGGCTTAGGAGACCCCCAGCCGGTTTTGCTGCCCGTTTGCGTGTCTGACGCACCGTCATTTCCTGACTTTTCCTAGTTGAGAAGTCTCCTCAAATGCGAGCTTTCCTCAAATGCACGCGACTACATCGCCATGCCGTTTCCTGCAAGCGATCCGCGAAAAAGCGACGAAAATATTGATAAATAAAAACTGAAAATCTCCATCAAAAAAGCTTGATGCGGTAAGTTTTTACTATAGAATATCAACTGTGCATGACGTCATGCACTGACAACCGTAGTCACTCACTAATCAACCTTCCGTATAAGGTATCTATCATGAGCGCACGTAAGACCAAAGTTGTGACCTTCGACGCTGCTAAGGTTCAAGAAATTTTGCTTGCTGCTTTTGACAGTCGTATCGAGACGGCACCGAATGAGAATCAGAAAGCAAATCTCTCGACTGAGCGTAATTTTTTCAGCACACCGAACATGCTTGCCGTGATTGAGAAAGCGCATGCTCTCGATATCGATCTTACTGCGCTCGCTGCACAAATTAGCATTACGCAATCGCAAGACCGGCATGCATTCATTGCCGTTTACGCGCTGCAAAAGATCCGTAAGGCACTGTTTGCTATCGCGCAAGGTTTGCGCAACTTCGACGGTTACACGAACTCGATTCTGTTCAACCTTTTCAAGAATGAACATCTGAGCAATAAAGCAGCACGCGCGAGCATTTGCAAAGCGATTGAATTTACCGAGCTCGAACAAGTCTATACGTTGCGTCGCATGCACAATTGCAGTGAGTCAACTGCAAGCACACAAGCGAGTAGCACGCGCATGATGTTGCGCGCGCTCAACATCTGCAATGTCGTGAAAGGTAAGTCGCACGATAGTATTACGCTCGCTGATACGAAAGCTGCGCATGCCGTGCGTGCAATGTATGTGACAGAGTAAGTAGCTCGAAGTAGTCTAGTCGGTCACTGCTGACCGACGCACACAGAGAAGTCCTAGAGATTCCTGTGTGTGCTGTGGGCCCAGCCTTCCTCGTTCCAGTCCCCCAAAAGGCTCCCCTTACATCTAGGCCCGGACCTTTCCTAAGCGTCCTTATACGGCCATTTCATCCCACCGATCCGTTCCCGAATATAGATCCAGGTTTCCTTTGAGATCCGCATCTCTACTCGCTTGCCCAGCGTCGTAACCACGAAGAAAAGTGGGCGGTGAGCGTCGCTGTCGCTTAGCGGAAGATTCCACAGAAGTGATTGCCGGCCATCCTTGCCGATGTCCAGCAAATGACTTGCTGTTTCTCCTAGCGCCAATTTGCGGCCCTGTAGCTGGATCCCTTCTAGCCAAATGTGATCCTGACTTGCGTCTCTTCGCGTGACGATCACGTAGGCACTGTTTATGGATATCGGTAGAATCCCCACGTTGGTCACAGAGAAGAAGAGCGCCCATTTTTCTGCAACACCATCGACGGATGTGGTTACCTCAAGCTGTGCGAGCGTGATGGCTAACCGGGGTAGCTCCTCCCGATCCCGCTTAAGCAGTTTCAAGTTGACATACGCAATGCCGAGGGTCCCTAATCCGACCAGACCGGTGACAATCACATCCGCGAAATCAAGCCACGTCTTGTCGTTTGGTAGCCAATCCCACATATCTTGCCCTTAAGTCCAGTAGCCGCACGCCGGCGGCAATAGTGATCCCAACCATATCCATCGTTCCGCAGCCGCCAGGAAGAGCGATGACCAAATCAGGTTGCCCCAGGCGTAGCATTTGGCGATTCCTGATGGGTCCAGCGCGCTTACCGTAGAGGTCCCAGTCGGCAGGGAAAGGCAGCACCTCAACGTCGTTCTGAGCGGCCCAGCGAGCCCCCAATGCGTCGGCACCTCGGGCACCGCCGTGAATCAGCACTGTGATCGGGCGCCTGGCGTGAACCTGATTCAGAGCGTTGGCGGCGAACCGATAGTCGACGAAGTCGCGACCACCACAAACGAGGACTTTCATTTGGTCGTGGTTGCCGCAGCCACCCGATCACCGAAGTGCCGCAGATACTCTGTCATGACTGCGAGATGGAGACTGGCCGCGTCGCGCTGAAGGCTCGTCAACTCGGCAAGTGGATGGCCAGGATCATCGACTGGAAGACCGAGTTCTTCTTTGCGAAGCTTGTCGAAAAAAGCGCGATGAGCAAGCTGATCCCGGCGTGTTTTGAACGTCTGCAGTCGGGTAACAAGATCGCGGTTGTCGGATAGCTTCTTGAAGGTGTTGATCAGACCTCCAAGAGGTGTGTCCTCAAATTGGTCACCGTGGTAGTCGAACGGCAGCGTGCCGTTCAAACACTGGCGAACGTGATCGAACGCTCGAGCGATGTAGTGCTTGAGCAAAAACTCGACATACTGGCAATCGGACAACGCAATTGCCACTTGCAGATGAAATTCCTTATCGTCTGGAGTAAGGCCGAGGTCGGAGTTCACAGTAGGTTCGCCCCCTAAGTTTTGTCGATTATAAAAAGCATGTAACAAAAAACTAAAGCCCCGCGAAGGGGGCTCAATTAGGGACAGGTTAAAAGTATCAGCCGGGCTCGATCTTGGCCGTGAAGCCGATGGGCTTGGATTCGTCGTCCGGTTCGTCACCGCCGACCAATAGTCCGTAGGGCATGTCCCGCAACAGGAAGAGAGCGAACAGCACGCTGACCTCCCGGGTCAGGAAAAGCGCCAGACCGACCAGGGTGATGATGAGGACATTGAGGATTAGGGCGTGTTTCAAGTCACTCCTTCTTGTTATGTAAGTGTTTACTCACAATACGCCTATGCGGCCAATTTGGCAAGCCCAAGCCCCTCATAATCAAAGTCGACGCCGTCTGGCAACACTCCTTCTGCGAATCCGGGCGTGGATTCCACAATCGCGCGCCGCGTCGCCGCGTGCTCCTTTGTGATGGAATTCCACTCGTCCTGAAAATCCACAACCATGAATATGTTGGGCCCGTGCTTCTTTGCCCGAGCCCCGCGACCGATTCGTTGCCGGAGCGCGACCTCGGCCTTCCCGCCGCCAGCCAGAACCACCAGATAGACCGCGGGGACGTCGACACCGACGTCCAGTATGGTCGTGCCGATCAGAACGTCAATATCGCCGTTGGCGAGCTTTGTGAGCTCTCGTTTGCGCTCCGGCTGGTCGTCTTCACCGTGAATGAACGAACACCGAACACCTTTCTGACGAAGCTGCTCCTGCAGGATCTCCCCATGGCGGGTTTGCTGCACGAGAATGATCGTTGGAAGGCGATGACGGGCGGCCCTTGCAGCCTCAGCGACGATCATGGCATTGCGCTCGGCGTTGTCCACGATGCCGATGCGGTAAGCGGGAGCCCAGGCGGTCGTCCGGAACAGCTTGGCAGGCCTGTTGGTCTGCTTCAGGAACCGGAAGTAGGGTTTGGCCAGGATGCCACGGTCGATCAGCGTCTTCTCGCTGACCTTGATGCCGATGGGACCAGACACGGCCATCAAGCGCATGTTGGCCTCCTCGTCATCCTTCATGAAGGGCGTGCCAGTGAGGGCGAGTCGGTAGACCGCGTTGCTGCAGTGCTGAAGGATCTTATAGTAAGAATCGCCACTGACCTCGTGGGCCTCTTCGAGGATTACGAACTCGAACACCTTGAGCAACCGGATCGTCCGTTCGCGCTCCAGGTTGTGGGAATTGACGCTTGCGGTCGCTTTCGCCAGAAGGGCCTTTTTGTCCAGCCGATTTGCATCCTGCTGGGCACCCAATGCCTTCTTGGCGCGGTTGATCTCAGATGCGGACTTCCCCAGGGCGGCCAATCTCTTCACCAGCCGGTCTTCCTCCTTCTTCTCCTTCTTGAGGATGGCATCGAGCAGTTTCTCGACCTCGCCATCGACCGTCCGTTCTTCAAGCTTGGAAACCAGCGTTTGCACCATTCCCAAAGACATCTTCTTAACGGCCTGGCGTCCGTCAGCGGTGGTGTGTCCGAACTGGCCATCTCCCAGGATGGAGACGTCGATCCCCATGTCCCGTTTGAACGAATCGGCCATCTGATACATCAGGATGCCGCGCGTAGTGAGGAACAGAGTTGGGCGATTGATGCGGGCGAAGCACTTCCGGGCGATGCGGGACTTACCTCCGCCAGTCGCGACCTGCGCAATGATTTGCCGGTGCTTGACCAGCAGCTCAGGGATCTGGTCCTGAAAATCGTATCGAGGGTCGTCCGGAAGATCGTCAACCTTTGGGTTCGGCGGCCCCAGGGGAGGCGGTGCGGGCTTGCGCACGTTGTTGACCTTGTAGCCGCGCTTGGAAAGATGGGCCGTGATGTGCAGCACGAACCCTGCGGGGAATGTGCCGGATCGAAAGTCGAACAGAGAGCTGCGACCGTCCCAGCCACTTTTAGTGAATGCCGGCATCTGTTCGACGCCCTTGACCTTATAGGACAGCAGGGACTGCACCAGGAGCTTGACGTCGCGGGAGGGATCGATCAGCTTGGCAGTGACGGCATTGGAAGCGATGGTGACGATTTCAGACATTGCTATTGCCATTTCTTATTCTTAGGCGTAAATTATATAGTAAATACATACTTACAATAAGAAGGTAGCGTGACCCTGAACGCCAGACCTCGAACTTCCGACATGGATCCGCGGCTTCTTCAGCCCAATCCCTGGAACAGCAATATCGTCTCGCCCGACAACGAGGCGAAGCTCGACGAATCCGTCCGCCGGCTGGGCATGTATAAGCCCATCGTCGTGCGCGAGCTCGATGATGGGTCCTTGCAGATCTTGGGCGGGGAGCATCGCTGGCAGTCCGCTATCCGGCTAAAACTCCCCTCGATTCCCGTGTGTAACCTGGGGCGCATCGATGACCAGCGGGCCAAAGAGATCAGTCTCATCGACAACAGCCGGTATGGCACCGATGACGCTCTCCAGCTGGCAGCGCTGCTGGAGGACCTGGGTTCGCCGGATGACCTGGCGTCCTTCATGCCCTTCTCGGAGTCTGAGTTCGCATCGCTGACGGCTGCATTGACTGTAGAGCTGGATCAGCTAGACATCACGCCGGCTGACGAAACTCCCACGCTGCCAGCCGAACGGCAGATTCAGACCCACCAAATCATGCGATTCAAGGTGCCAGTGGCGGACGCCGGCTGGGTCACAGACCTCATTGGGCGAACCATGAAGACCCAGAAGTTCAACGACGACGACTCCCTTGCCAACGCGGGCGACGCCTTGGTCCATCTGCTGAAGGGGGCCGCATGAAAGTCCGCCGCCCGCCCAAAGCACAGGTATACGAAATTCCGCTATACGCGGGCCTCATCTACTTCTTCACCGACCGCGCCGCCTTCAAGCGGTCACTGCGAGATGTGACAGAAGTGAACCTGGATGTCCTCGACACGGCCTCCGGTCTGACAGTCACGGTTCCTGGGGAGGACCAGGCCATCTATGTCGTCGGCATCTTCGAGGGCGGCCTGCGAACACTGGTCCACGAAATGCTCCACGTGACCCTAGAGATCTGCGACCGAGTGGGGATGGATCCCGTTGCCGCGAATGGTGAGCCGGCGTGCTACCTGATGGACACTTTGTTTGACCGCTTTCAAGGCCTTGTTGCCGGAAGAGGCGCCCAATGAGCTGCAACTACCTTTTCCCCGAGTGCTCCGACTGCATCAACCGCGAGCATGACCCCTTCCAGTGCGACACCTGTGAAGACGCCAGCAATTTCGAGCCCGAGGACGACGATTGGGACGACAGCGCGGAGCAGGTGGTGTGGATGACAAAAAGAGCTGCGTAAGACAGACATGACCCTGAATAAGCCAAGAATTGAGATATGGGCGATCGACCGAATCCAGCCCTACGAACTCAACGCCAAGAAGCACGACAAGGTCCAGGTCGCCAAGATCGCCAAGTCGATCCAGGAATTCGGCTGGGACCAGCCCATCGTCGTGGATGCTGACGGCGTCATTATCAAGGGCCACGGGAGGCGCTTAGCGGCTATCGAGCTCGGCATGTCGCAGGTTCCGGTGTGGATACGAGACGACCTGACCGCTGAACAGATTCGCGCGTCCCGCCTGGCGGACAACCGGGTCGCGGTGGGCGACCTCGACCACGACATCCTTCAGCAGGAGCTGGCGAGTCTGGACTTCGATCTGTCGGGTTTTTTCGATAAGAAGGAGCTGGACTACCTGGAAGCTGATTTGGCGACCCTCAACGATGACGCGTTTGTGGCGAGCATCGACGAAGAGGTGGAGCAGCAGACTGCCGAGAGCAGCAAAAAGGTTGAGGAGGTCGACTCACGCCCAGTCAAGATCGACAAAGCCCTGGGATTCAAGACGGTCGAGGGCCGACACGAGCGCGCCATTGCGCGCTTCATGGCTCAGATTGAAGCTGATTCCGGTCTGCCTCCTGGTGAGGCGTTCGTCGACTTCATCTCCCGAGTGATGGAGCCGGCATGAAGATAGTGATCAATAAGCGCTTCGACACCCATGTGGAGCGCACAGAGCGGGTCCTAGAACTCGCCGAAGCGTTCGGATTGGGTCTAGACGACAAAGAGTTCGTGGTTTTCGACAACCTCGAACTGGACGTCAATCCAGGCGACGTGGTTTATATCACGGGCCAGTCGGGCGCCGGGAAGTCCCTCCTACTGCGTGAGCTGAAGAGCGCCTTCGCCGCGGCCGGATATTCCGTCGCGGATATCGACGAAGTGAAGTTCGAAGACAGGCCGCTGTGCGAACAAATTGGGGAGAATCTCAAGCAGGCCCTCGACTTGATGTCGATCGGCGGGCTGACCGATGCCAACCTCTACGCCCGCAAGCCCCAGGAGCTATCGGACGGCCAGCGCTATCGCTTCCGCCTGGCGAAGGTGATCGAGTCCGGCGCCAAGGTCTGGGTTGCAGACGAATTCCTGGCGATTCTGGACCGGGACACCGCCAAGATCATTGCCATGGCGATCCAGAAGGTCGCCAGGAAGGTCGGGGCAACTCTGATCGTCGCGACGACCCACAAAGATATGGTCGCGGACCTTGGGCCGGACCTCTACATCGAGAAGCGCTACCGGGAAAAGATCAAAGTGGAGCGCAGGGAGGCCGACGATGTCTGACCCGTCCATAGTGGGTCTGATCCCGCTAATGCTACTGGTGGTGATTGGCCTGCTCGTAGCGCTTCACAACAACAACGACGACAACAACGACGGAGGCGGCCTGGCCGCATAAATCATGACACCTGAGAACTTTTGCTATTGGCTGCAGGGCTTCTCCGAGCTGCGCGTAGGTGACGCAGGTCCGACCAACAGTCAGTGGAAGGCCATTGTTGAGCATCTGCAACTGGTCTTCAAGAAGGAAACCCCACCGGCCGAACCACCCCCGGCACCCATTCCGCGAGAGGCTGCCCCTATCGGCCCCGCATGGGGGCTGCCGGCCGGAGTTCCCCACCCTGCAACTCCGCACATGCCAGAGATTTGGCCATCCTGGCCGCCGCGACAGGTAATCACTTGTTGAGCCCATGACTCGCACCGAAATTGACACCCCCGATATTCTCGTGGTCAGAGACATGACTGCGGGTAAACACTCGCTCTCTCTCCTGCCGCGCATCTATGTTGAGCCGGGGACCCGTGAGGACTGGGAGCTGCTACACGAGCTCCATTACAAGGCGGAGGAGCTTGGTATCGGGCCGAAGTTCTTTCGCTGCGCTATGGATGGAGAAACGATCGGCGTGGGTGTCTTCACGGTGGGGAAGATGCTGTCGGCTGGACGCAACGAAGTGTTCACATACCTGCGACCAAATGTCGGCGGCATGGACTCCCGGCTGATCAACCGGCACCGGGCCCTCTGGATCAACAACAATTCCTGCACCAACAGCCGCCTGGTGCTGGATACGATGTATCGCGGAGCCGGTATCGCCTACCGGATGCAGAACCTCATGATGCGGATGACGGGAAAGCGGGTCATCGAGTTCCAGTCTTCTATGTCGAAGTTCAATCCGTTTGCCGCCCGCGCCGGCGTCAAGTTCGGGAAGCCCAGACGCTCAGCCAACTATGACCGCGGCGTTCCTCTCTTCCGGCGATGGTTCCAGAGCGTGCCATCGGACTACGTGGGAATCATGGCTGAAATTGACGCCATGACGCCAGCAGTTCGAGCCAAATGCCTGGCAGAGCTCCGGAAGTTCTATTTCACCTTCAGCAGCCTGGAGCGCTCCGGGAACAATCGGTTCCACGGCGCAAGTCGGGTCGAAGGGCTGGAGACCGGGTATCTGCTCAAACAGTTGCAACAACTCGTGCTCGCCAGCCCGCTCTACGGGGTCTACATCAATCCAGACCACGGCCGGGACCTTCCGACCCGTATCCCGCTTTTGGCGTTCGATAACCAACCTGTTGACGAGCCGCTGAGGCTCGACAAGCTATGAAACTGTCTCAAAAGCAATTGCACCTTCTGATGGCTGTCGGGGCCGGCAATCCCGATGGAAGCCTTCTCGATATGGACCAGCTCCTGGAGGTCCTGGCTTACCGCACCACAAAGCAAAGCATCCAGTTCTCAATCCGGGCACTGATCGCCAAGGGTCTGATGGAAAAGCGGGGGCGAGTGTGTCGGCGCGGACGTGTGCGGGTGACTTTCGGCCTTACCGGGGAGGGAAGAATGTATGTCACGCCCGCGGGGGCTCCACCTTCCAAGGTTGAAGACGACGATGACGAGGAGTGGGAGCCCATTCCGGTGGCTCTTCCCTGACTTGGGAAAAACGGCGGGAGCGGTATTTATATAAATACTTAAAGAAAAGAATTATTAAATACCGCCGGCGCGGGAATTCCCAAGTAATGGAGCGGATAGAAAAAATTAAGTAAGTATTTACATTCAATCAGAAAAAAGGTATAGTGGGGCACCTCCATAAGAAGAGCCGTAAGGCTACCGGGCGCTCTCTCCAGCGCCCATTTTTTTGGCAAAAGCATGACGGTCGAACAAAAAGAAAAACAACCGACCAAGAAGAAGCACGCGCGCCTGACGCCAAAGCAATGGGCAGAAGCTGAAGCCCTCTGGGAGTCGGGCGAAATCACCTATGAAGGTCTGGCTGCCCGGTTCGGCAAAGACAAACGCATCTTCTGGGACCACTTCAAGGCCAACGGGATCGTGAAGGGGTCGAAGGCCGCCGCACATAAGGCTCGCGTGGCTGAAGAGGTTACGAAAGCCGCTCAAGAAGAAGCGGCTCTTGTCGCGTCCCGGATCCGTGAGACCAAGGAGTTTCACTACAACGTCAATGACAAGCTGGGAAAGCTTGTCTGGGCGGAAATTCTGCAAGCCCGTCAGGCTGGTGAGCCGGTAGCCACACGCTTCAACAACCTGAAGGCGCTAGAGCTTGCCGTGTCCACGCTGAAGAAGCTGCGTGAGGACCGGTTCGCGGTTCTCGGTCTGGATAAGGACGAGCACGTCGACGATGACTCCTTGCCGAGTCTCATCGTAGAGGAGCTCACTCAGCAACAGGTGGATGACCTTCGAAGCCGGGACTTCAATCCCCGCGTATCGGACCTGGAGATGCCTGACCTGCCGCCGCTAGAACTAGACGACCAGGACGATGTAGAAGAGGAGGGCGAGTAAGTGGCGGCAGTGCCCTCCCGGCTGAAGTTGCATCCCAAGCAGATGGAGGTCTACCAGTCGAAGGCGCGATTCCGCGTAGTGGTTGCCGGGCGTCGCTGGGGAAAAACTGCGCTGTCCCGCGTCCTGATCATAAAGATGGCCCAGATCAAGAAGCGAAAGATCTGGTATGTCGCACCGACCTATCGCATGGCGAAGCAGATCATGTGGACAGACCTGCTCGATGCGATCCCTAAGCAGTGGATTCGGAAAATTAACGAAACCACGCTCACCATCACACTGGTGAACAAGACCCGGATTGAGTTGAAGGGCGCGGACAAGCCGGACTCGTTGCGCGGCGTGGGGATTCACTTCCTGGTGCTCGACGAATTTCAGGACATGTCCGAAGAGACCTGGGTGCAGGTGCTACGGCCGACTCTGGCTGACACTGGTGGCCACGCCATGTTCATTGGCACGCCCAAGGCTTACAACCATCTCTACGAACTCTATAAGAACGGCCAGGACCCCCGAGCCATCGCAGCCGGTGAGTGGCAAAGCTGGCAGTTCCCCACGATCACCTCGCCGTTCATCCCGCTCTCCGAAATTGAGGCGGCCCGGAACGACATGGACGAAAAGAGCTTCCGGCAGGAGTTCGAGGCGAGCTTCGAGACGATGTCTGGGCGGGTCTACTACCCGTTCAACCGCAGCATCCACGTCGGGCAGTATCCGTTCAACCCGGCTTTGCCCGTCTGGGTAGGGATGGACTTCAACATCGACCCCATGTCGAGCATCATTTTTCAGCCGCAACCTGACGGCTCCGTTTGGGCGGTCGATGAGGTGGTGCTTTTCGGCTCAAACACTGAGGAGATCTGCGAGGAGCTGGAGCGGCGATACTGGCGCCAGATTGCCGCCAAGCAGGTGGTGATCTACCCCGACCCGGCGGGCGGCCAGCGCCAGCACGCTCGCGGCGAGACCGACCTGGACATTCTCCGCGAGAAGGGATTCAAGCGCATCAAATACCGGCGTAAGCATCCGCTGGTCGCCGATCGTGTAAATGCCATGAATCGGATGCTGCGAGACGCCAGTGGCAACGTCAGGTTGCGAATTGACGCTCGTTGCAAGCACTTCATCAACGCGCTCGAACAGACGATCTACAAGAAGGGCAGTCGAGACGTGGACAAGACTGCGGGTGTGGAGCATTCCGCTGATGCAGGCGGTTACTGCATTGAGATCGAATTCCCCGTTCGCAAGCTGGAAGTCGGCGGTGTGTCAATTTAACAACTACATATAGTAAAAACTTACTTACAATAAACGAATATGAAGATCAGCCTCCAAGCTGGCGAGACGATGACATTGGATCCCGATGTGGATCCTTACACCGCGGCCGGCATTAACCTCGCCGACCAGACCGACGCACAAAAGAAGTTGCGTCGGCTGATCGATCGCGTTCACCCAAAGTTCAAGGACAAGCTGCCGCATTGGCAGTTCCTCCAAAGCACTTATGACGGTGGCAGGGAATGGTTCAAAACGAACATCCACCGATATCTGAAAGAGGGTGACAAGGAGTTCAGCGACCGGTTGGACCGGGCGTATCGCTTCAACCACACTCGGGAGGTGGTGGATCTGCTGAACAAGTATTTGTTCAAGCAGGAGATCAGCCGCAACACCGTGGACGCGCCCGAATCGGTCACCAAATTTTGGAAGAAGGCGACGCGCTCCGGTTTGTCGATCGATGAGTTCATGCGGCACGCATCCAAGCGCTCCTCCATTGGAGGCCGGATCGGCATTGTGATCGACAACGATGCGCCTGCTGATGCCGCGGTAACCATCGCCGACGAGAAGCAATCGAGAATCCAGACATACGCCTACACCGTCGGCCCCGAACAGCTGCGCGACTACAGCTACGACGAGCATGGCGAGCTCTCCTGGGTGCTTATACAGGAGCTCAAGCGGGACGACTCGGACCCCCTGGAATCCTCCGGCGAGGTAGTCGAACAGTTCAGGCTCTGGACTCGCCATATCTGGATGTTGATTCAAGAGGAGAAGGTCAAGGGCAAGAAGATTGTGCGAGTCCTTGGTGCAGGCCGCCACGGTCTTGGAGTCGTGCCGGTGATTCTGATGGACAACATCATTACGGACGAGCCCTATGACTCCCCGTCATTAATTGATGACATTGCCTACCTGGATCGGGCAGTAGCCAACTACCTTTCGAATCTGGATGCCATCGTTCAAGATCAGACGTTCTCCCAGTTGGCAATGCCGGCGCAGTCTTCGATTGGCGAGGGAAGTGCCAAGGACGAGCTGCTCGAACTTGGCACCAAGCGCATATTTCTCTACGACGGGGAAGGCGGCGGGGCACCGATGTATCTATCGCCCGACGTCAAGCAGGCCAACCTCATCCTGGCGGTGGTCAACAAGATCATCAATGAGATCTATCACTCCGTGGGGCTGGCCGGCGAACGCACCAAGCAAGACAACGCCGTTGGCATAGACAACAGCTCGGGCGTGGCAAAAGCCTACGACTTCGAGCGCGTCAACGCGCTACTTGTCTCAAAGGCAGATAGCCTAGAAATGGTCGAAAACCGCATGGCCCGGCTGGTCGCTCTCTGGAACGGACAGCGTGTCGACCCCAACGCGGACGATTGGGTCACGTATCCGGACAACTTCGATACCAGAAGCCTCTATGACGAGTTCGACATTGCGGCGCGTCTGGCGCTGATCTCTGCTCCAGACCTGGTCCGTCAAGAACAAATGAAGGGCGTCATCGAGAAGCTCTTCCCTCAACTTTCAAAGGATTTGCGCAGCAAGATGGAATCGGAACTGAAACGGTGGCCGATAACCCCGGACGAAGACCCATCACTCGGAGGTCAGCCAAAAGCGAAGCCGGACGAGAAGCCTTCGCCGACCAAGAAGTCCAACCAAGGCGCCGTGTCGAAAGATAACGACGTCATGGGTGACAAGAAGTAGCGACCTATCAAGAGACTGATAGGACATAACAACAATATGACCGAGAGACGGGTCAAAGGAATGAAAAAATGCCGTATTGGAAACGAATGATGCTCAAGCATCGCCTCATGGAGCAAGCTGGCGGTGACGGTAGTGACCCTGGCGCCGGCGCGGGCGACAACACCGCCCACGAGAAGGGTCAAAAGAAGGATGACGATACTGCCGAGCAGCCGAAGCTCAGCGATGAGGCGGCCAAGCTGTTGAAGGAAAACATGCAGAAGAAGGAGGCGCTGAAGCGTGCGGAAACGGAGATCGCAACGCTCAAGCAGCAGCTTGCTCCCTTCGAAGGTCTGGATGCTAACGAGATCAAGAAGATCCTTGACGAGCGCAAGAACGAGGAAACGCGCCGCATGGAGGAAAAGGGCGAGTGGGATCGCCTGAAGCAGTCCATGAAGGCCGATCACGACGCCGCGTTGACCAATAAGGACAAGGAGATTGCAACCCTGCGCGCCGAACTCGGCAAGAAGGAGAGCTTGATCAACGAGCTGACCATCGGCCAGGCCTTCAGCGGTTCCGACTACATCAAGACGGTGACGACACTCACGCCAGCCAAGGCGAAGGTCATCTACGGGGATCACTTTGACCTCGTGGACGGCAAGGTGGTCGGTTACGACAAGCCTCGCGGCAGTGCGGAGCGCACCCCGCTGGTGGACGCCTCCGGCGAACCGCTGCCCTTTGAGGAAGCGATCAAGCGCGTGCACAACGCCGACCCGGAAAAGGACCACTTTACCCGCAGCTCTATCAAGCCGGGTGCCGGTTCGGACAGTCGCCAGATCAAGGGCCAGTCGAAGAAGGACAGCTTGGCGGACGCAGACGGCATCACCAAGATTGCCGCTGGTGTGGCAGGTTTGCTGAAACCCAGCAAATCTTGATCTAGGCATGGCAAAAAGTAAGTAAGTAATTATTTACTTTTTGCCTGTTTTGCGTTATATTGCGGGCATAGGCTTAGAGCGACTTAGGCCGTCATGTCAATAAAAACTATAAGAAAGGACATTTCATGCCTCTGTTGCGAACAGAAGCCGAGCGTCTGAGCAACAACACGCTCATCTCGGGCATCATCACTGAAATTATTGACCGCGACGACATGTTCAGCGTGTTGCCGTTTGTGAAGGTCAATAGCAAGGCCTACGTCTATAACCGTGAAAAGACGCTGGGTGGCGCCGACTTCCTGGATCCGAACGATCCGATCAACGAAAGCGCTGCAACCTTCCAAGAAGTGGTTGCCAAGCTGCGCATCATCGCTGGTGACGTGGATGTGGACAAGTTCCTCGACGCGACCATGGGCGATACGAACGATCAGCTGGCGATTCAGATCGCGGCGAAGGCCAAGGTCGTTGGTCGCATGTTCCACCAGACCCTGGCCCAGGGCAACAGCGCCGTCAACAGCAAGGAGTTCGACGGTCTCGCGAAGATCGCCTCCGAGCTGCCGAGCACTCAGCAAGTGTCGGCGGGTGTTAACGGTAACCCGTTGACTCTGACCATGCTGGATGAACTGCTGGATGCTGTTCCCAACGGCGCCGACGTGATTGTCATGCGCCGCGGCACGATCCGTGCTTATCGCGCCCTGCTTCGCGCGACCAGCGGCACTGACGCTGTCATGCAGCAGCTGGACAACTTCGGTCGTCCGATGCTGACCCACAACGGCGTGCCCATCATCATGAACGAGTTCCTCGCTGGCGACGAGGACCAGGGCACCAGCACGGGCAACACGACCTCTGTCTACGCGGTGCGTTTGAATGAGCTCGATGGCCTGCATGGTCTCTACGGTGGCGAGAACGCCGGCCTGGTCGTCGAGAACGTCGGCACCGTGCAGAACAAGGACGCCACTCGCATTCGCGTCAAGTGGTATTGCGGTCTGGCCCTGAAGTCGACTCGATCGGTCGCCCGCCTGAAGGGTGTCACCAACGTCTAAACCCGGCACCGGCCTTCGGGCCGGAAGCAGTCAAAACAAGACTGGGACAAAGACGTGAAGCTTAGGCGGGTTCCCCAGACCCGCCTATTTTTTTCTCCAAGGGGATTATCAGATGAAGTTGCGAATCACTCAGCCGGGATTCGAGAGCTATTCGGGGCGGGTCGGCGTAGTGTCGTTCAAGGATGGACTGAGCGACGGCGACGTATTGATGGTCGACGCGCTCCGGATCTCTGCAGTGTGGTTGACCGAGTGGGAGGACGGCACGACTGCAAACGTCGGGCAGATGATCCTCAACAATATGGACACACCGGCCTACATTGGTATGCCGGAGCGGGAACGACTGCATGGCAATCAGCCCGTTAGCGACGCGGCGGAACGAGAGCAGCAAGAAGATCAAGCGGCCGCAAGTCAGCCTGCGGCACCCGTGTATTCACGCGCCGAGCTTGAAGCAATTGCCGACAAGAAGGGCATCAACGGACTGCGAGAGGTCGCGACTCCGATGGGGGTCAAAGGCACCTCCATTGCTGCGCTGATCGAGAGCATTCTGAAGGCGCAGCCCGATATGTCTCCTGACGAAGATGCCCCTGCTCAAGAGAATATCCAGAGCGCGGCCGAGGAGTAAGTCGTGCGTTTTCTGGCCGACACCGATGTCACACTGAGCATTCCGCTCCTGGATGAGACCGGAGCGGCCATGGACGTATCGGAATGCATCTGCAGGGTAGTGGACGAGAGTGGCGTGGAAGTGGTCGCGCCGTTCTCTGTGATCCCGGCGAATGGTTCGATTTCGGTGACCGTTCCTGCCGCCGCAAATCGCCTCGCCCAAGACGCTGTCCGAGGGATCAGGTCGGTCAAGATTCGAGCCATCGTCCAAAGCAACACCGTCGCGCTGGAGAGATCCTACGTGATCGAAGCCAGTGAGCTATTGGTGGTCGGTCGGAACAGCTTCCAGACGTTAGCCAACGCCAAATTGGCCGCCATGACCATGTCGTCGCTCAAAGGATGGCCGCTAGCCCAGGAAGGTGATCAGGTCGCGGCATTGATTGAGGCTCATCAGCGCATTTGCACATTGCGATTCCGGATTCTGGAAGATCGATCCGAGTGGGGCCAGTCGTATCTTGGATACGTCCCGGAAGGTGTGCGTGATACGAAGTGGCCCGGATTGGCAGTTTCTCTGTCCCTTGCCGACCTGACCCCGGACCAGTTTGTCATGCTGCCAGTGAAGCTCCGCGCCGCATTGAACTTTGCCCAGGTTGCCGAGGCTGACCACTTGCTTGACGTCAATCCCATTGAGACCAAGCGTTTGTCAGGAATCATCGTGGATACGGTCGGCGAATCCAAACAGATGTTCCGGACTGGGAAGCCCTTGTCAATGGGGATATCGCGATCCGCACTTCGATATCTGTTGGGCTATGTGTCGCTGGCCGGCGTGATAGGGCGCGCATGATCGATTCCTTCACCAGAAGCATTCTCCTTAGCTTCGAGCTATTTCGGCTGGCCGTGTCCGGTGCCGCGGGGGAGATTTTTCCTAGAAGCAATACGTTTGAGCTTCTTTCGCTGACCCGCCGGTTCGATGCGCAATCCTATGCGGCGCGTCGAGCCTTGATGGCTACCGTAGCTGCGCAGGTCGAGGTTACGCGTATCCAACTGCCGGATGCTGATGTCTCGCGCTTCGATCTGCTTGGCAGCCAGGTGTCGCACGCAGCGCTCGAACTTGCAGCTCAACACAAGCTCTTGAGTCAGCACGGTTACCAGATTGCGACTGGCGATCTCGTGCGCGCTCGCTCGGTCCCCGCGTCCTTTATACGGTGCTCCGACTCATCGGGCCGTCGATGGGATCCAGCCAGCTACATCCGGACCGTCACACGAGACTGCATTTATCAAGCAACGATAGACCAACAGATCGCCGATGTCGGTAGGGTCAGCGATATTGGCAGAGTCGTCTATCCCGATGCTGGGCACGAAGGGCACGGATTGCGATTCTCTATCAGCGGAAAGGATCGCCGCTATCCCGCACTTGCCGATATTCGTGGGCGGATCTTTCACGTAAACGCGACAGCTCAAGTTAGAAGCGATGTATCTCCCGAATAGAACCTGCACCATCCGGTTCGCGGCCCTGCAAACGGACGTCTATGGGCGCGCCATTCACTCGGGGTCCGCTAAAGAGCCGTGCGCAGTCGTGAGGCTGATCGCCCGCGCTGAAAAAAGCTCCGTTCGTGCGGACACATCGGCGTCGCGTGGTGCGGCGATTGAAGAGACCGTGGACGGGGTCATCCTGCTCGGTCCGCGCACCGCTGCCGATTATGACGACCTCGTGGAGATTGACGGGGAGCTATACAAGGTAGTGGGCAAGCATCGCCGATATGACGTGAACGGGCGGTTGGATCACATCGAAACCTATCTGATGAACTGGGCAGAGGGGGCGGACGAGTGAATCTGCTGACATTTGTGGATCGACTCACTGAGCGGGGGATCGGCGTGGCGGGTGAGTCGATCTTCATCAACAACATGCCGGTTAACTGCAAGAAGGGCATCCTTCTGCGTGGGCCGTCAACTGGAACCGCCATCAATCACGAACTCCCCGGATACTACAAGACGCACTTTCAACTGATTGTGCGAGCCGGGAATGAGGTTTCAGCTGATACGCTCATGAAGTCGGCGGTTAGCGCGCTATCGCTCAAGAATTTTGACCTGGCGGGCATGCATGTGAACTATTGCCGTCCACGGACAAAGCCGATTCTGTTCCCCCTATCGCAAGGCGGGATCATCGAAGCGACGGTCAACATGGACATTTGTTTTGCGGAGCAATGATGAGCGTCAGGGTATACGGGGTTGAAGAGCTGATGGCTCGCCTGGCGCAGGGCGGGGAGCGTGCCGTCCGCGGCGTCCTTGATCAGATGCGTAAGGAGGGGACAGCGATGGCGGCGCTGGCGTCGAAGTTCGCCCCGAAGGACGACGGCGAGCTGGAAAATGCCATTAAGGTAAGAGACGGCGACGGTCAACGTGGAGCAGACGGCCGGTTTCAAAGAAAGACGGTTGAGGTCTACGTAGACGTGAACATGCCGACGGCCGATGGCCGGACGGTGGGCGACTATGCATATGAGATGCACGAGCACCTGACGCCCTTTGGGCCACTTCAGTTAGGCCCGGAGTCCGTCAGCAAACAAGCCAGTCAAAGCGAAATGGTTGGCGGCAAGTTCCTGGAGCGTGCCGTTGAGGAGAGAGCAGACAAGATAATGGAAAACTTAACGACAGCGGCCAAAAAAGCGCTGTGAAATTATGGACTTGAACTGGGAGCTGTGATATGCTTCCTGAACAAAAGTAGGTATTAACTTACTATAAGCCAAGAACAATAAGAAGAGGCAGCTTTCATGGGTAGCTCTACTCGCAACGTCAAGCTCGGCGTCTGCAATGCATCTTTCCGGGGTATCGATCTGGGTCTCACCCAAGGCGGCTGCGAGGCGACCGTCACCTCGGAAACTCACAAGACTCAGGTGGACCAATATGGCACGTCCACCATCAAGGAAAAGATCACCGGTCGCGAGGCGAAAGTTACGGTGCCAATGGCCGAAACCACGCTGGAGAACCTGGTTGCCATTATGCCGGGTGCCACGCTGGTGACCGCAGGCGGCACCGCGGCGACCGGTTCCCTCACCATTGCGACCAATCCGACCGCCAACCAAACGGTGGTAGTAAACGGCAAGACCATGACTTTCAAAGCTGCCGTTGCGGAGGATGGTGACGTGCTGCTCGGCGCATCCGCCAGCGCGACTGCGACCAACTTGGCTGCGGCGCTGAACGCATCGACGGACCCGCGGGTTGCTTGCGCTCAATACTCCGCCGCAGCTGCGGTTG